TCCAGAGTTATCAGAAAGAGAAATGGTTTTACCTTTTAGTTTTGGCATGTTACCAACCGCTATATCCATGCACTCCTCTAAAGCATCGGTCAGGATTCCAGAATGATTTATCGTCTCTGTGTCTTTTATCGCCTGATACGCAGACCAATATCTGAATGGAAATTGTTTCCCGTTTAAAACCCCAGACTTAAGTTTCTCTGTCACTTTCTTAGCCACCTCAATATCCTCAATCTCCATGAAAATACCTCTTAAATTTCTTAAAAGAGCCATGTGAGGAATTTCGATAGTTTCTAAAATCTCTTTCCAGGATTTACCCTCGGATTTTAAATTCTCCCAGGTTCTCTCACTATCTTCAACTTTTAAAGAACCAGTCTTCATTAATTCGTCAATATCATTACTCCATGCGTGAGAAATCCTTACCAAATCGATCAGCATTTTCCCCTTGTATTTGTTGAGCTGATATCTTGAATATTCAGCAAGTTTTTCTGCCCATGTTCTTTTAACCAGGGAGCTAAGCTTATTCTTGGACTTATTTAAGAACATGAAATATTCAAATTGATTTGTTAGATCGTCAGGTCTTAATGCAATGGCTTTACCCACCTTTTTCATGTATCCTGGATTATTCTCATTGAATTCAATCCTATTTGGATGCATAGATGCTCTTACAAAAATAACAGCGGGATTTAACCTCATGTAAAAGGTGGTTCTTAGCTCCGTAGCTAAGTCCAAAGTTCCTTTGAAGTCATAATCTAAGGCCTTATCAATAGCGTCTGTAAAAACGTCCGCAGCGGTCCTTTTATCTTTGATTAATTCAGAAAATATGGAGTATTCCAAAAGAGAGTCATGATTCTTAATTTTCTTCTCCTCCTTAATTCCGTCTCTGTAATATTGGGGCTCTCCAAAGATAGAACTTGCTGCCACTATTTTAAGGGTTTGGAGCGGAGAAATTGTGTAAGAATTTCCACCCATGAAATTTTCGACAACTTTTTCCTCGTGCTTTCTAACTTCTGATCTTGACTTTACTGCGTATTCTGTTAATTTAGACATATGTTTGTTTTTAATTTTCCCAATAAAAAAAGCCTATCGGGTTCCGATAAGCTTCCACATGTCTAATAATAAAGACTTTTAGAAACTTACCGAGAATATTGAAAGGGAGTGTTGTTTCGGTTTGTAGTTGAAGTAACTCCCTGTCCCGCGTCGGATAGTTTATAATCTTAAATAAATTTGGTTTTTTGTTTCGAGAATTCCCAGTTTGGGGTTGCTCCTTAAGGAAGCGAATCTTCAGCCTTATGGTCTCTGACACCCCCGTTTCTACAGGAAATACCCGGTTAGTTACTCCAGTCGTTTAACGTCCAGAGGAGCATTACCCAGCCGAGAGGGGATTTGCTCGTTTTAGATTGGGCATGAAGCCTAATCCGTTGCTTATTTGTATAGTTTGAAGTATCCAAATCTGCCGCTTCGAAATCAAATTACCAATATTTTAAAGAACTTTGATTGTTATATATCGCAAATGTAATAAAATTTCGCATGTTTAGAAGAATTTCCTCGAATTTCTAATCTATTAGACCTGCTTTTCCAAGCTTTTCATAATAACGTGGATCTTCCTCTAGATGGTCCATAGCGATTTCCATCGCAACATCTTCATTACCTGTATGCTCAAGCTCGACAGAAATTCCTATCTCTAATTGTTTAGTGAGTATGGTATACATGTCATCTATCTTTTCTTGCGAAGTTGAATCACTGGAATCATCATAAGAATGTTTTTTAGCTATATCAATTAGGCTCATTCCTGAAGATTTTCCCCCAGCTATTTCCTCTGATGCACTTTCATTAATAAATTCTCTGTATTTTTTAATCGACATTATTTTTAATTCAGATATTCAAGTATAAGCCCTTTCGGGATAACCCCGCTCTTTCTATTAACTTCTTCCCCATTTTCAAAAAATAAAAACGTGGGAACAGATCTAATACCAAACTTCTCAACAAGATCACGATTTTTGTCAACATCAACCTTGTAAATTTTACCCTCTCCTAAATCAGTTTCTGCACTTTCCAACACTGGGTTCATTGCTTTACATGGGCCACACCAGGTTGCATAGAAGTCTATCATGCATTTTTCTGATGATGAGATAGCTTGATCGAAATTTTGACTATTAAGTTCTGACATTTTTTTCCTGTTATATTTATTTTAATTGGTGATTTTTTAAGTGCATTATTTTATATCTATCTCAAAAAAGATCAGAGATTATGTTTTCCTTAAATCTAACTATTTTGTATTCTTTGTATCTTCTGTCGATAGAAACAACAGAATTAATCAGATCAAAATACCCATCGGGTATCAAAGAATTTTCCAGCGAAATTGAAATTTTTTGATCTTCCAGTATATACGTGGATTCTATTTCATCTTGATGGATTATTATATTTTCTAATTTGGTATTAGATTTTTTTATTTTCCCGTTGTTGACTTTTTCTAGGTAAGCAACTATTTCTATTAGCTGATCTGGAGATGTTTTAATAGAATCTATGTAATTTGATACCTCACAAGTATAGCTCTTCCAATCTATCTCAGAAACATAGAAGAAATTTGATTTGGAATAAAGGGTTTCTTTAATGTATTCAAGAAGATTTTCGTCTCTGTAGGTTACTAATGAACCCTTATCAAAATCTTGGAAAGGAGAAACCTTGAAAACAATCTTGTAATGCATCTATCATTTTTTATATTATATGATCAATTCAATCCAAGTTTTCTTCTGTTCTGGAAAATTTATGACCTATAATATAAAATTTAGTATTTGGGAATATAGATCCCAGATGAGAGGATTCGTCCTTCCCTCCCTTTTTAGAATTAGTGTTGTCGGAAAATATAAAAAATTCCCCCGGTTTTAATTCATAATCCCCAACTTTTCTAGATTCTACAAAAGTGTTAAAAAGCTTTTTCTCCGTATCGTCAAGTGAAGAGAAATTAGTAACCTCTATTATTGTATTCCTGAATTCCTCTGAATTTTTAGAAAGTATTTTATTTAGGTCAGAAATCAAAAAATCCGCAGAAAATGAATCAATCTTTGAGCAATTAAATATACAGTAGGAATATTTCTTACCCCCCGCGATTATGTTTCCGCTTTCGTCTTCCTCGAATCCATAGGCTTTCGATTCTTCATGAAACTCAGACATCACATAAAAAGGATTTGCTGAATTTACGGAATTAAAAATATACAGAGGTTGATCGTCGCCTCTTTTTATTTTTTCGGACATCCAATTAAAAAAAGATTGGGTATTAAAATTCAATATTTCCGGCCTCAATACTTTTTCTTTTTGTTCATCTCCGCCAATTACACTTTTTACAAAGTCTTCTATAAAATTTCCTTCATTTAAGAAATTCTTATATCTCTTCATTTTTTTCATAGTAACTTATATATTCTCTAGGAAATCTTAGAACCCCACTTTTCTAGAAATATTTGATGACTTCCGCTTGTCATGTCATACATTTCAGGGTCAGATAAAACATAGGGTCCAGTTTTTCCGATGTCCTTATCATGATGTATTACAACGGAAGAAGTAACCAAGCAGTGTTTAATTTTTTTAAAATATAATGTTAGAGAATAATCATTATCAGAAAACCAATGGGTAAACCTTTCGTCAAGATCTCCTATAGATTCGTATATTTCTCTCTTTTGAAAAATACACCATCCCGAAATATGTTTCCTTATCTCGTATCCGATCAAATTTCCTGTATGCGGATTTATTCCGTATTTCGGCTGGGTCATAGTACATATCGGAGAGAACGAAAGAATATCCGGATCGTGTTGAGCAACGTTTAATATTTCCGAAGCCCATCCCTTAGTAAAATACAAATCATTATTACAAAGACAAACATATTCGGAAGTTCCTAGTTTTCTTCCATAATTCATAAACTTGTGGTATCCATATGGTTTAGGAGGATCATAAGTTTTAGTATTTGGAAGGTGATCCCACGAAACATCTTTCTGCGATTCTAAAACTATAATATTAAAAAGATCACTTGAATTTGATTCGGAATCCAGAATGGATTTTATACATCGATCGGTATAAAAATAAAGCTCATCATTATAAGCATAACTCAATATAATTACATCAATCATCTTTTAGCTTCTTTTCTTTTTAATGTCGTTGATGTCCCTCAAATCCCCAGATTGACAGTAATAAAAGCTTTCTTCCCATTTCTTTTTGCCTACATAATCTCCGACATTAAAAAACATTCCATCTTGAATTATTCTTTTAAAATCATCTATGGTAATATACCCAGCTATGTCCATACTAAATCGAACACCATCTAAGGATTTATAAATTTTATCGATCCCAGGATCGTCATCTCCGCTTATGTTCAAAAGATTGTCTAGGTTTTGTCTCATTCTGCAGAGAAAAAAAGCTTTGTATGTATAATCTGGAATTCCTTTCTCTGTGTAAATATATCCACCTTCCATATCCCATTCATCCTTATTTAAAAGTAAAAGATCTGAAAAATGATACGTGGTCTTTACTGATAACTTTTTGGTTACGTCATTACCTTCTGAGTCTTTAGTGATGATAAAAAGATCACCGTCGTCCCATTTACCCTTTCCAAGAACAGTAAGATCCGGATATTTAACTTCGTGACCGAGAGACAACAAATGCTTATAAAGGGCAAATTCCCCCAATTTTCCTTTGAGTGCATTCTTGAATTTGGTTGATTTGTCTCTTTTGTTTGATTTTAGGTATCCAGATCCCCAGCATAATTGATAGGCATGATCTATACATTCTATTGCATATTCGTTAACATTAATTTTGTCCTTGTAATGCTTTTTTGAAACCACAGAATATTTTCCGTCGGATACTATTTTTAAAGGGTTAAATTTTTTAGGAGATACCAATTGAATCACTATTTGCCTTTTATACTGACAAATTTAAAATAATTTCTCCATGAAAAGAAATGCAGATTAATCCTCCGCTATTGACCCGTCTTCTTCGAATTTAATATCGTTGATTTCTATAGTGTCGATGATGCCACCATCCTCGAACTGAGCATCTATATCATTAGAAATACGGGTTAAAACCCGATCCATGTGGTCACTAAACTTTCTTTCGGCTCTATTGCAGTAATTGGTTAGAAGATCCTCGGATTCTTCTCCGTATTCAGCAATCATAGAGTCTAAATCCTCTATTTCAAATACTATAGTGGTATTACTTTTACCGGAACTTTTGAACATATAGTAAATATGAGGACGGAATGCTGCAGGTATTTCTAACCATCTAAGAAAAAGATTATCATTACTGATGTCAATTGCGTTTTCACAGTGTAAATAGTAATTAGGATCTTGCTTCCCTATAAAATAGATGTCCTTTCTTAGATTTTGGATCATGAACCTATTCCCATTATCCTCGTAATAATCATCTCCGAAAAGTTTTTCCATTTCTTCATGAGGTGGCTCAAAAAGTGAATCATCATCGATTACCCAAGAAGCAACATCGTCACCCCCATATCTACCAGAGTACTTTTCATTCCTTACGTTATCCAGAGCTGATGTTTTAGCTTTAGAACTAAGTTCATCAAATTCCATATATTCAAAAAGGTGTCTCATTAGTAATTAACTGGATAATTTCCTCCACTGTAAGTTCTTTGAATGACGTTCCATTGTTTAAGAGATGCTCTACCATTATTTTTTTCTATCGTATCTAGAACTTTCCAGACATAGTCGACCTCCCTAGCGGGTCTTAATCTAAAAACCTGACGATAATGTGCAATTTGCCCAGGATTTAAAATTTTATAATCTTTTGGATTATAATTTGTATCATATGTGGGTTCGAAGCTTTCGTATATCTTTAGATGTCTCATAACTTATATATTCCCATTAAGGCAAGCTTTCAAAAGCTTTTTTAATATCTGAGCATGTTTCATAATCCTCAATCTCTATCATTTTAGAAATAGCCTTTTCTAAAGCTTTTCTCCATTTACTTTTGGGTATTGAAAAAATTTGAACATCCTCCCCTGACTGTATTTCAAAAAGATCAACGCTGTTTCTATCCCTTTCTATACCATATAAAATACCCCTAATGATTTCATACACCATTTCAACGTCTTGGGTTGTTAATATTACATCGCTGCCCAAATCATTTCTTTCAATCTTAAATCTCCGAATCATTCTAGCCATATGAAGATATCATAGACTATTTATCGGAATTTCTCCTATTTCATCCACCCTTGTTATAACTGATTCCCAGTCTGGATATTCCCCTGAGAAAATTCTGATCCAAATTCCTGAAAAAGATCTTTGGTTTGCGTTTTCCTCATCATCGATAAGAATTCTTCCCTTTAACAAACTCTTGTCCGGACAAAGTATAAGTTTCTTTTGAAAGTCGTAACCGAAATTTTTTCTTACCCACAAAGCTTTATCGCTATATGATTCTATGTTTCTAAAGGAAGGACGGCTGAGAAACCAGACATCAAATTTACTTGACAGATAGAAAACAGATTCTATTGATTTTTCTATTGGATCTAGATTAGAAAAAAATCCAGGGGATGACCAGGGATATTTGTAAACTAGACTTCCCTCTTTACTTTCGTTATTTGATCTAAACTCCTCTACCGCCTTTTTTAAATCACAAACAGTACCATCAAGATCTACATAAATTCTCACGGCTATATTTATCTTAAAATTAAGGAATTTTGTCTAATAAAACAGCATTCCTAGCAAGATCCAAATCACTCTGCGTGTCTATACAAATTGATTCTTGATAACACATAACATATCTCAGTGAAAATCCATTTTCCATCCAGGCAATTTGCTCTAAAGAAGAATTTAGAGATTCCTCTGTTGGTTTTATTTTTTCTATCTCTGACAAATCATCAAACATGAACCCATAGATTCCAACATGTTTTAGACAATTTTCGGAATTTCCAAAAAAAGGACTTCTAGTAAACGAAATTATTGCGTCGTTACTATCATGTATTAATTTTACTGAATTTCTATTTCTTAAATGAATTGTTTGTAATTTAGAAGCTCCAGTTAAAACACATTTCCTCCGTAATGAAGCTATTTCTCTGATAAAAGAATTAAGGAAATGTTTACTTATGAACGGCTCATCGCCCTGGACATTTATTATGAAATCAGAAGGCGATTCCATATGTTTTGAGGCATAACAAACTCTGAGAGTTCCGTTGTCAAATTCTGGCGTTAAAATACATTTGCCAAATCTAGAAACGTGGTCGTATATTTCTTGGGAATCTGTTGCAACATAAACATCAGAAGCATCTGTATCTTTACAATTTTCATAAACTCTTTGAATCATAGTTTTATCTCCTATTCTTTCCAAAGGTTTTCCTGGAAGTCTAGTGCTAGACATTCTGGCAGGAATTATAATATTTACAGATCTTTTAAACAAGATGGGATTTTTTGAGGATATATTTCTTCCCCTCTTTTACGAAGCCTGAATTGATTAATAAAATTTTCATACCAGCCTCAAATGATATTCTGTGCGATTTTAAATCTATATCAGATCCATCTCCTGCTTTTAAATTAGAAAATCCAAACCTCTCTTTTACAAATTTTAATGATGCTGCTTTTATTTCGCTCTCCTTTATTTCTTTCAACATTAAGCATCATAATATTCTTGTTTTTTAAGGTTTTGAATTGCTGTTTCTACCTCTAATATAGCATTCGAAATCCTATTGATTGCAAAAACTTCATACTTTTCCTTCAACCTAGATTTTACCTTTTCCAAATCCTCGATCTCTTTTTTATATGAAATCTTCTTCTTTGGTTTGGGGGGTTCTTCTTTTTCTATTGTCTTCTTAGAGGTTGATTCTTTAGACCACGAAAGATTGTTCATAGAACTGATTTATTTTTTCCTATAAATTTTTCCATTTCACCCTTTCCCTTTTCTGTTAAAAAATACATAGGTTCTCCCTCTTCATTCTCTATAGTCTCTAAAACACCTCTACCTCTGAGACTTTCTAAATCAGATTGGATTATGGAAAGATTTAAAATTTGTGAAAATTCTTTTTCTGAGATGTTTTCTAGGTCCTCACCAGATAGCCAATTTCTAAAAACTGTATCTGCAAACCTCTTGAAAGTGATATTATAGTCAGCACCTTCTCTTTCAAAAAATCCCTCTTCTTCTAGACCTTCTAGCAGCTTCTCAGTAAGCTCTGAAACAGAATTGGGATACACGTCATAATGCACGGATTTTTCCAAGGTAACACGTTATTTGTATTTATATCGAAAGTGTTACCTGGAGTTTCTCTTGTCTTATACCATTTGTGAAAACAAACTATCGTCAATAGATTTTATAAAATTCTCCCGCTCTTCAAATTTAAAAAATTCAAAATTCACCTCATCCCTAGGTGTTGAATAGACGAATCTTATTGCAAATATCGCCTTGACCTCCCCGTTTTCTTCCCTTCTTTTGAAATCCACAGATTCGAAGTAAACCACATTTTCTAAATTTACCCTACGATTTTCATGCTTTAACCACTTCATAATTAAAATTGTTTTTTTATTTATTCTACCCACTTAAATGATTTTTTTAGCTTTATGTTCTCCACTTTAGTCTCCTCTTTTATATAAAATCCTCGTGGAAACCTTTCGTCTTTATTCACATCGAAAGGCTCTATTATATTAACCTCCCAGATATCAATCCCGTCGATAAAATCTGGATGGGAATTAAAGAATCTTATATTGATAAGGTCAATTGAATCCTTTATATTCTGTGTCAAAAAGAGTTTTGGCTCCCTCTCCCCAAATCTTTTAGATCTTGGACCCAATGTGGGTTTTAATCCTTCGTTCAGTATTTTCTTACGATTCTTCTTAGGCGAAATATGGAATGCTTTCATATTATCCCAAATTTAATAAATGGATACAAATATTAAAAATGCACTAGAAACGGGGATTTTGTAGCATTCTTTCCATATACTTTTCCCGAGCTTTTTCAGGATCCTCCCCGCTTTTTATATAGATTCTAGTCCTATTGTCTATTATAACAGGAATCATTTTATTGAAATCCCTCTCTATATTCGGATAGCTCCTTTTTAATCTGGTTCTCTCTTTTATTCTGGGATCTGGTCGTTGACTAGCTTTACCGATGGGAGATTTATTAATCAGATTGTTTTTGTTGTTCTGATCCGGTTTTTTTCCTTTCCGGATGCCCATCCGATGGAGCTTAGATCTTACTCCTTCTATACCTCTTCCCAGGGATTCAGAAAGCTCTTTAAAACTCATTTTTTCATAATTGGAAAGTAGAAAATCTAGCTCCTCTTTTTTCCATTGTTTACCGTCCATAGTATTGGTTTAATAGGTAAATGTAAGGAAACTAAATTAATTGGAAAAAACCTCCCTCCTGCACTTTCTTTTGAGGATTATGGCTAAAAGGTTCGAAGAATGCTCCATTGGATGCTTGTCATAGCCTGTTATTTCCATGATTTGATCATAGTATCTTAGGCCCTGAAGAAAATGCGTGTATTCGTGTATTATGGTATCTATAAACTCATTAAAACTGCGATGCTTGTCAGGATTGACATAAATCACGCTACACTCACCATCCTCCTCATAAAGGCCTGGTGTTTTAATGCTTCTGGATATAGAAATCTTTAATTTAGAAAAACTTCTATATTTAGAATTACCCAGATTATCGTAACACCACTTCAATATAAGCTTAGCATTTTTAAGATTTATATCCGAGGTATTCATCAAAAAATCCTAGATTTAATCAGTTTTTTCTTCCTTTGAGATTGAAGATCCTTTTTTTGCTTTTTGGATAGCCTTGTGGATCATTTCAATCTCATCTATAGTTATATCAGTTTTCTTACGGTTTATATCAACAGTGCATGCAACAACATTACCCTCAATGTATCCTAGTTTGTTGTCTATCCTATCAATGCTTAAGGAGAAATCTCCCTTAGGTTCAAGAACTCTCCCGGTATAAAAGCACTTTTTTTGTTCCATTAATTCTTTTAATGTGACAAAAGAAAGATCGAACTTTATATTCCGAGAGTCTGCGCTCTGTTTCAAATTAAGCATTTTTTTAGCTACTTCTAGGTCAGTTAATGGTCCTTTTGTTGTTTCTGTGCTCGCTTCTTCTTTGTTGATTTCTTTTTCTTTTTTTTCCGATTCCATTTACATTTTTATAAAATTTAGTTATCGTGCTACCTCTATCTATTTAATTTTCGTAGAGATCCTTTTTTAACTGGGCAGGATATTCCATTTTTTAATTATAGACACGAAATGAAACTGGTAGAAATAATACTTCGGTGGCATTTTAAATCTTTGAAGGATTTTAAAATAATCCCCAATCGGTCGCCTTGGTTAAAAAATTGACCCCGATTTTTTGGCGAATTTCCGGGTCTATGTGCTTAACAAGCGTGGGAAATTTGTATGAAAAATCCTCCCAAATTTTATTCTCGTCTAATTTCTCCATCCCCTCTATAATTGTCTCCTCCCATAGATCTTTCCTGTTCATAACAAAATAACGATCAGGAAGTCTAAAAACTCTTATTTCCGGACCCCAAAAATCCTCTGTTTCTTTTTTGATTAAATCCGTCCAGTAGTGGTTAAGTGAGATCCAGATTTTACCTCTTCTGACGGAAAGGTTGAGACTTTCAAAGTATTCCCTTCTTTGTTCCCCAACCTTATGAGATTCATCACAAAAATATTTAAATGCGCCATATTCAGCAGATTCTGTAAAATCTAGATCTTGCGGGCCTATTTCATATACATTCTCTATTAAAGATTCTGTGAGTTTTAATAAAGAATTAAAAGTTGTCTTTCTTAAATTATGATCGAAGATTTTAGTAAAGGTATCAAAATCTTTTGGTGTGCTTAAAAGTATACCCTGCAATAGTAATCCCCTGCCATTCTTATCCTTAAACATATAATCTTCCATGTCCCAAAAATATCCCCATTTGTCTCTTTCTGGAGACTTTAAATCTTCCAAATTAATTGGATAGATCTCAGAGAATTTTCCATAGAAGTCGTAAACCATAAAAAAGGGATAAAAAAATGGACTCCCCAATTAAGAGGAGTCCAAAATTAATCGATAATCCGATTAAACAGTCTGCCAGCGGAATCCGCCAGCTGTGTTAAGTACCCCTCTAGTTGCTTTAGAGATGCTACTTGGATCAACGTTGGTTGATACACCAGCTTGGCGAATGGAAGCATACTTTTTAAGTTTTCTTCCACCCATTGTCATCTGATAAACAGATTTTGCAGTCGGATTAGCAGGCTTTCTGCTTCCAGTTGTGCGGCTTGTTTTGTTTGCCATCTTTTTAAATAATTTAAAGTTAAACATTAATTAAATACATAGTTTATACTCTAAACCACTCAAAAAGTTCCAAAAAATTAAGGATATGCGGAAATTAATTAAATTCCACTAAGACCTCCCCAGAATTTTGAATTTCCTCGAGGAATCTCTCAACATCTTCCGCGGAGTCCCTATCTAAAGATATTTTTACATCTGCCACAGAAGGTCTAGCTCCAATGGATCTTAAAACCCTGTGCAATAAACCAGTTGCGGATCTGCACGGCTTTGAATCTTTCACTATATGATATAGCTCATTTTCTGGCTCACCTAGAAGATATCTAAATTTTGAAATCGAGATTCTAATTTTATCCTCAGTAAAGGTTTTAGAAGTTCCCGATCCTGAAACACCAGAATTGCATTCATTACAATCTAGTGACTCGTAAAGAATCCAGGATTTACCTTGATTGAATGCTCCAATCGAAAGGGAGGAGAGTTTTTCTCCTGAATTCTTAGAAAAAGCAGTGATATCGTGTGACACTTTTGTTTTTTGTCAAAAATAATTACAGAAAACTGAAAATAAAAATGTTATCTTAGAAAAATGTTGATTCTCTGATCCAAACCACTGCTATGTATTTGGTTCCAGTTTCTACTGGAAGTCCAGCATGTAAACTTTCATAGTCTGGGTACCCATCAGGATTTGTGTTATCCCATAAAACAAGCTTGCCCTTTTTAGGTTTAACCTTTATTGACATCTTTGGAAATTCTGTCTCTCCCCCAGTAAATTCATCATTTAAATATACAAGTGCAGTCTTTAGTCTCTGTCCACCTCTTTTCATCTCATTCGGAAAATAGGATTCATTTGGATGAAAAAAATCATGGTGGACCTTATATTCCCCTCCTACTTCATACTTTACTATGTGAGTTCCCTCCATATTTGGTACTGGAATTCCTGATTCTTCGTTTACCTTTTCCTTGAGATTTTTAACTATATCAAGGCTGTTTGAAAGCCAAGCTCCGTCGGCAACCCTATATCCTTCGATTTCTTTTCCTAGGGTACTAGTTCTAAAAAAGTGAGAACTTGATTCTTGGATAAATTCGTCACATTCTTCAGCAGTTAGAAAATTTTCTTTCTCGATGACCATTTTTAAATATTATATTGGAGGATCTAATCTAGTATCAGGGCTGGATGAATATCCAGAATTAATTTTTGAATCTTCGTATCCAATGGAATATTTTTGCATTGAATAATTCTTAATGATTCCTATTAAATTGGGATCTTCTACAATATTCCCCAAATTATTTTTAACCCGGATTTCAACCTCTTTAGGGGAATCTAGATATTGCTTTATTTCAACATCATATTGAAATTCCCCAATGATAAAGTCAAAATAAAGAAGGCAGAGTCTTGGATTTGCTGTAATCTTCATTATCAGATTATATCCAGGAAGACAAAAAATGATTCGAAAAATATTGGTTATTTTTCCCTTCTACCTTTTAAATTTATTCTCCAGTAGTAACCCCCTGTAATATAGGGAACGAATTTACCATTAATCCCATCTATGGTTTGATTCCAAACCCCAATACCCACTTGATACATCCCAGATCTTGGTGTTTGATAAAATAGAGAAGTTCCCAAGTTGTAAACATAATTTGGTTTGTCTAATCCAGAGTTGATTCCAATATAAAAAGATGGTTCTGGCTCTTTTTCTTCGTAAACTATTTTTTCCTTGGAAGGAACTTTAATTTTAGGGATGAATTTTCTAGAAACTATGGAATTTCCTGATAGGGTATCGGTTAAATAAATGTATCCATATTCTAGCTTAAGCGTGTCAATAACGCTTTTTTTCTGTAAAAATATAGCAAGTATAGCAGCAGTGTCGACCTTAGCTTCTACCTCTCTATATTCTATTCTTTCTTTGATTATTTCTACAGGAACTTGCACCTCAACCTCAGTTTCAACATACACTGTATCATGGACTGGAATTGTATCCTTGGAAGGAATTGATGCCTCAACTGTAGGCATTTTCTGTTCTTTAGAATTTTTACATCCAGAAATTCCGGACAGTGTGATTAGTAATATGAGGGTAAATATTATTCCCTCATAGATTTTATTTTTCATCTTAATACTTTTACTTTAGGTCGTGACTAAAGAATAGTCTTAAGAAAAATAATTCAGGATTATTTTTGGAAAATACCCTTCTTTATCATTCTTACTAAAATTCTACTAGAAGCAATTTCCAAAGCTTTCTTTGTAGAAGTTCCTATGGTCGATTGGTTAAACTTAACCTCTGAGAAATTTTCATCATTCATCAATGTTAATTCCCTTACGGTTTTAGCTTCTCCCAATCCAGATCCTGTAAAAAATTCTCCAGTCTCTGCATCAACAAATTTAACTTGCATACCAAGTCTAGTAACCATAGTGTTTTTAACTCCATTTTTTAGATTAACGGTTTCATCTTCAGAAACTGAAAAATCATAAACTTCAATGTAAACAAAGTATCTAGCAAGTTTTATCTTTCCTCTTCCGTCTAATTTGTTTTCAGTAAATCCCGATTGGCTTGCTTGGAATTGCTTTACCATTCTATTTTTAATTTCCGTTTTATCCTCAGTGAAAGTGAATCTCCCCATTTCTTCGAAGAATTCAATTACGATATTAGTCACTCCTAGACCTACTCTTTTATCCTTGAGTTCCGGATACATGGCATAAACCTCCTCGTTAATACCAAGATTCAATAGCTGAATTGGTATTGTTGGACCATCATAATCCATTAATGAATCTATGTTAATCTTTTTTTCGAAGGAAGCCTTATAATCTTCAGTCTTAGTTTGTCCTACTACCTGAGCATATGATGCAGCAGAGATCAGTCCCAATATTAGGGTGAATAAAATCTTTTTCATGTATATGAGATTATTTTCCTTCGTACCAAATATTACCTGGTGTATCACCCCATCTTCCGTCGATTTTCCAAGTTATATCATTAGAGATTTTGAGTTGCTCCTCTTCGGTCTTGGTAAAGTGCATATAAACAAAAGCCAGTTGTACACAAAATGCACAAAAAACAAATGCTGTAGCTGATAGAGCAAATGTTGTGAATAGAAATTTTTCTACTTGTTGTAAGATTTTCATTTTATTTTATAATATTTTAAAGAGTGTAGGATTTACCTACACTCTTTTTTTTGACTCTTACTCAACAGTTTCGTCATTAGAACTTCCCTTCTTATTGATGTACTTATCAACGGATCCTATTCCAAAAGATCCAAGTACCAACCAAAGGAAGGCGTTAAAGATGAACTCATTGATTACTAAATCCTTACCCAAGTAACCTGTTACAATGTCGGCGACAGCAAATAATGCCATCATTACGAAAGCTAAGAACCCAACAACGGATTTTTCGTTAATACTGTTGTCGTCGCTAAAAAGCTGTGAAAAGAATTTTTTCATGTCGTGTGTTTTTATATTCTGCAAAAGGATTGAGATTTACCATTTAGGCTCCTCTTTGGTCCATTCGTCTTTTTTCTTTTCCTCTTTCTTTTCTGCTGGTTTTTCAGAGGAAGCTTTTTCTTTGATTACTACTGTTTTACCTCCTGCAGCTTGCTGAGCTTGCTGGTTAGAATTGGTAATGTTAATAATCGGAGCTGGAGCAGCAGCTGGAGCAGCATTGTCACTACCTCCCCCGAAAAGAGTAGTTCCGAGCCAAGCACCACCGGCTGTTACAACTGTAGCTAACGTTCCCACAATTGTTTTTTTCAGACCAGTCCAAGTTCCTTCTGCTTCTTGCATTTCTTCTGCCATGATTTTAAATTATATTCTTTTTTGTCATCAGAAACATATACATTTAATACAGTTCTTCTTTTTATTCTCATGTGAAAAAATCCGAATCTTAAATTCGCTTTTTTGAGAGTTTTCTAACTCTCCCATTAAAGTATACGTGGAAAGGCTTTTGTGTTCTTTCGCACGGAATGAGGATTTTTTCACTTCTATATATCTTTTTTCTATAACAAAATTCTTGATCCTATCATGAAATTGTGAAGTATCTTGGATCCTTCTTTTGTCGATCCAGCAAATCTGTAACTAAAATTCATTCCAAATCTCTTGGTTAATTTATAGTCATACGAAGCACCTCCCATATAACCAAAATCCTTGCTAACTACAGTCTGGTTTGTTGACGGGTTCCAAGCTATGGGAGAAGATGTTATAAAAACCTGCGGTGAGATAGAAAGTCTCTTGTTCATCTGATATGGCTTGGTCCAAAATCCAACTAAAGAGCTCGAAAGAGAATAGTCATACCTGTTTCCATTCTTTATCAGTAAACTGATAACACCCACATTGTATCCATATGTTCCAATCTTAGGATGTGGCCTAATGTATGTGTGTCCCTGCATGATCATAAAATTTCCCTGCAAATAAGCAGCGGTCATCGAATATGATTTTATATTATTTAGTTTACCCTTATCAAAATTCATTTTGGTATAGCCCCCGTTTAGAGCAAACTGATCAAAAGTTGCCCATATCAAAGAGGTTAAACCCCACGAGCTCGTTCCCGTCATAGAAGACTTACTTATGCCGGTTGAAATCATCGCGGTGTATCTGCCATCTGCACTCTGGGTAACCGCAAGATCTGATGCAATTAAAGTTGGATTCGTATTTTGTTGCTTCTTCTTTTTATCGTCTTTTTTATCTTCTTTCTTGTCCTCCTCCTTTTTCTCCTCCTTAGATTCTTCTTTCTTTTCCTCCTTCTTCTCTTCGTTAGATTCAGATTTACTTTCTTCTTTCTTCTCCTCTGATTTACTTTCCGATTTTGTTCCCTCAGATTTAGTTTCATTTTTTGATTCTGAAGATGATGAGCTACCTCCGCTTTGCGACGAATTTGAAGAGGAACTACCCCCGCTTTGCGACGAGCTGCTCTGTGGTGGAGAGCTAGCCGATGAAGTTGCTGCAGAACTACTAGCGGAAGAACTTGCTGCAGTACTGGCAGAAGAACTTGCTGCAGCACTAGCTGATGCACTTGCTGCAGAGGATGCAGCAGAAGCTGCAGCTGCAGCTGCTTGTTGGGCAACTGCTTGGGTTACCGTTTGCTGGACCACACTGATAACAGGACAGGGCCTCGAATTATAATCAGAATAAACCTGATTAAGCCACGTCTGAACCGTTCCGTTGGTCAAGTCAGTGCTCGAAAATGTTTTTATCTGATTATAAAAAGCAACTACAACCATACCATTTCCCATGGGTGTTGTAGTTACTGTTTTTATTTCCCCTGTACATTTATCAACATAAGTCTGAGTAAAGATTTGACCATTTACCTTGAGGGCTATTGTCAATAAAAAAAATATTATTAATTTTTTCATCAATTTGTCGTGTCATAAATTGCTCCCTCCTTCTAGATTTAAAGCTTGTTAAAATCGGTAATACCTAACTCGTTTCCTTTTGAATCATATAAGCCAATCCTATATGCTGAAGATGGTAAAGCTGAGGTATAAACTTTTAAAATATTATCTCCAGCCTTTACGTTTACAGTCTCTTTGGAAACAACTCTATTTGAGATATCATAGATCCTAATACTTACAGTTTGAGTTATATCACTCTTAACGTTCATTGATACTTCTGAGGTAACAAAAGGTGATTCCAATTTGATACCAACAGAAGATTCAATAGCTAATCGATCCGGGGCTGGAGGTGAAGGCATTTCAATGTCCATCTTGTTACATCCCATAACAATGGATGAAATAAATGCTGCTAAAATTATTTTTTTCATTTTTTTATTTTTTATTTTATCACTAGAAGCGTTTTTCCGATTTCATTATTGTTTTCATCTTGTAACAATAAATAAACTTGATTCGTTGGTAACGCCTTCGTGTATAATTTGAATGTGTTATTTCCTGTAATTCCAAAAATTCTTTCTCTTGTTACTACCTGCTGGCTCACAGGATCAAAGAGAGTTAACGTGTAAATTCCTTCGATTTTTAAATTGAAATTTATGGGGGCATCGTCGGAGACAGATGCTTGTTTGGTAGAAAAAATGTCCTCATTCCTTGATGGAGGAATTGGCTCTATTTCCATTTTTCGACACCCCCAAAGAGATGAAACAATTAATATAGTTAGTAAAACCCTCGTCATTCTATTCTTATTTTTATTGATTGCCCAGTTTGATTTACCGCTTCGTTAGATGCTATAGAAATCAATCCTAGAGAATTTGAAAGGTTTGTTTTTAGTTTAAAAGTTAATCTGTATTCTGCAAGCGGGTCTAGAAGTTCGCCGCTGGTAACTAAGGATCCAAGATTTATAAAAGATCCCCTGTTAGCATCAAAATTTGATGGGGACCCCTTTATTTTAAAATCTGTACTAACATATTTAATTCTAGTGTTATCGTAATTAACTTGAAATTGTGTACCGACTATAGGATTGGATTTTGAATTGAATTTTATAATTACATCCAAGACATCTCCAGAAATTTGTGAAACAATATAAGCTGTGGGTGACTCGCTATTAACGACATTCTGCATTGCAACAGAAGAAAAAGAAAGAGATTGGTTTGCTATAGATCCGCTCGCGGATTGTGCAGGAGAGTGCGAAAGATTTACGTCACCTTTCCATGTAACATTTAATACATGGGAATTTAACACACCATCATTTAAAGTGATAGGATATTTGGATCTCAGAAATTCATAAGCCCCGAATGTGTTCCAGTTATTCTTATTAATATCATCATAGGTGGATTTTGGAACTATTTTCATTACATATGGAAGAGCTGCACTTTCCCAAAGATTTTCTGTTCCCTGCAAATACTTAAGCAACTTAAAGCAATCAGTCTCGTCAAAAACATTATCATGATTAACATCAGCATTTTGAAATTGAATACCCGATTGAAAATACTGTCCATTTGAATTTCCAAATATACCCCTGTCTGAAAATTCTTTAAATGCTAAATAAACATCCGAAATTGTTACAATCTGCGAAAGTAAAGTCTGAAGTTCGCTTGAATTATAAGATTGAAAAAAGATCGCATGATTTTTAAAAATTTGATTTTGTGAAAATGATATATTGGACATAAATGCCCAGTTATTATTTCCAGCATTTCTTATACTTGAATTAAATGAAGACGTCCCGTTAGTGATTTTTGTTAATGCTGAGGGTACTATATAATGTGCCCAATATGTTGAAGTTTGCTGATATGTTACTGGACCGTTATATGCATCTAAAATACTGACATTACTTATTGTTGACGGATCTACTCCACCAAATCTGGACAGATCAATGTATAATGTTGTAGTGTTGTTTGATATGTTAACATAAGAAAATTCAGCCTGTCCTGTTGATATAGTTGCCTTTTGTCCGGAATTTATTTTTACTAGATCAATATCATTTGTTTTATCTGTTTTTCCTAATCCATTTAAAGATGTATAGGTAGTTCCAGTAACCGCTTCATTGTAAGGTCCAGACACATAATCAGTATATGTAAACATTTTGGTTTTAAATTTGGTCTCGTCTATATTGTTACCAAAATCGAAGGTAAATTGTAACCTTAAGGTTTCACCATTTGAATGTGTTACACTATTGGAATAGAATTCGGTAAAAGTTTGGTCATCAGGATTAGTCCAAGTTCCAAATTCAACTACATAAGCACAGCTAAAATTATTAGGTAAATCATTCCATTGATTTCCACCACCCCATTTAGTTACAGCATAATCTTCATTACCAGAATTGTTTGGTTCACCACCGGCCCAGTTATTATATTGTCCTACTACGTTTCCATTAAGTTGTCCGTTTGCAGTTTTTATTAAAGTTCCTGCTTCCGGTCCTGCATCAATTCTCCATTGACCTTCAACCGCTTCATCCGTTAGTGCAAACCAAATACTAGCTTGTGGAACATTAGCAAATATAAAAGCATCTTCATCTGCTGATGTTATCGTTACCAAATATCCTTGTTGACCTTTGAATGTTTGTTGAGATGATAATGTTCTTGCATTTGTATAAGTTGCTCCGGTTGATATAGGTCTATAAAAGTGTCCGTTTGTTGGATTGTAAAAATAACCAGTAGGGTTTACTGTTGCAGATACTGAAATGTTAATTGCACCTGCAGTTGCTGTTGTGTTTATTTTTAATGTTGCTAAGGCAGCATTAATATTAGCCATTGTTCCAGTAAATGCCAAACGAGTTTTATTACCGTTCATAGTATAACCGCTTGCAGGGGTAAGACCCGAAACTGTAGTTAAACTAAAAGTTGTTCCTGTTGGTGCTTGTGGTAACCCGATAGCGCATAATAGGGTTACAGTTGAATTAAATCCACTAAGAGAGAATCCACTAGCATCTTGAGAAACTGTGCCTTGAATAAAGGTTTTTGGGTCTGGGGAGTTCACTTGCTGCCCTAGAACCAAGACTGAATTCAACAATATTAAAAATATGAATACGAGTTTTTTCATAAATTATTCTATAGTCAGGTCGACCTTGTTACCATTTGCATCTACTGCATCTGCTAACACGAAATAGAATAATCCTGCGGTATTTTGTAGATTTACTTTTGGAGTAAACACCAATTTGTATGGTGTTCCGGTTTTAATTCTAGCAGTCTTTAGCTGATCGATAGAACCGAAAGTTAATCTACCATTGTCGTGTGTAGAGAAATTGGTAATAGTGCTTCCTGCATCAAATATTACATTATCTAAAGTTAGTTTTGTGTTATCGTACTGCATAATAACTTGTAGTCCTGCTAATTCTTCTTTAGTTAATGTTGCTTTTAAAACAACTTTGCCAGCTTCTAAGGATGACGATACACTTAATTTAGCTGTTTCCAATGCTTCTGTTCTGTAAGCCATGGATTGAGTTGACATCGTCGTTTTAGCATTAATCGAGTTTACTGAATTTGTATATTGACCTGCATTAATTCTGCTTACAATTTCTGCAGTCGAAGATGAATGTGACCAATCTAAATCTCCACCCCATGCAAATACAGCATACACTTCTTTAATTGGGGTATCAATAGTTACCTTGTTCTTAATATTACCATCCAACCAGCTTTGGTTTAATAAACCACTATTCCATCTCCAGGAGGTTGCGGTTTGTGTTGGAATAAAAGCATTCGCTGAAACGTCTTGACCCATCACGTATGCAAATAGATAATAGGAATCTGTTTCATTAAAAATTGCATCATTTTTTGATACATTACCAACAAGTTTTTCTAAGTTAGGATAGGTAAAATAGGTTGGATTTCCACTAATGTCTGTTTGAGAATGTCCTAGGAATGCTTTGTACGCATCAGATACAGTAATGACATTATTCATCCAAGCTTTCTGAGAAGCGGGAGATACAAACACCCCAACAGAATCCCCAACTTTAACCTGAGTTGTAAATAGTGCTTCGCCTGTAGCATCTAATGGTAATTGGGCAATTGGCGGAACAGACCAATCAATTGCTCCCGTTCCATCATTTTTTAATTTCATTAATTGAACATTATGATCTGTGATCGTATATCCCTGAGGAAATAACACTTTAACCTTGAATTGGGAAGTATTACCAGTTACGTTTGTTAATGATAGATCAGTAGAGCTTTTTGTGATTGGAGAAATGTTTACTGACGCATCATTAATGGCGTATGCTAAATCCAGTTTATGTATATTGTTATACGTGTTTTGATCCTTTAATACATATTTTTGAGTTGCAATGTCGCCATTGATCGATGCATCAGTTCTTTGAACTGTTAATTGCCCAACATTCCAATCATTGTTTGCAGTGTAAGCCCAAGGAGTAGCTTGATACTGTGCATACAAGCTAGTTGCTGCCGCAGTTTGGGATGGAGTAAATGCATAATTATTCCAAAGAGTAAAGAACGTTTGTGTTGATGATCCCTGTGTAAAGACAGTACTATTTGGTACCATAGCCAAAGCTTTATTGTTAAATGAGTATCTCAACCAAAAATAACGAGGGGTTGTAGTTCCCCTTGTTACTGTATATTTTACAGTTAATGTGTCACCAACCTTCAGTCCTGTAGTAGGGGTAATTGTTTGCGTAACACTTAATTGACCAAACGTCGTGAGAGATATTAAAAATATCCCAAAAAATAAAATTAGCTTTTTCATTTTGTTAATAATTGTTTTATAGCGGAATCACAAACCTTTTTAATAACATTAGAGACAGATTGTTGATTTATACCGCCACCTTCGTCTATTACGAGGGTTGAAACTGAGATCTCTGATGATTTTTCTGTGATAACTACCTCTTTAATTTTCTTGCCAGATGAATCATATGCATAAGCTTTAACCCTTAATACTGTTTCTGCATTATCTCTATGAAAAACAGACAGGTTAGATTTGGTAGTTTCAACATCGAAGAAAAGTAGATCTAGACTTATTTTTATATCATAAGCCTCATCATCTTCAACTACTGGATAGTCTTTTTCCTGTAAAAATTCCAGTAGTATATTTTTAAATCCGAAGGTCAATTGTCTAGACCCTGTGAGATTGCCTATCGATATTTTATTTTTTATATCACCTACAGTAATCTTCTTTTCCTGTGAAAATACAGGAATGCAAACCATCAGTAAAAAAACCGAAATCAGGATTTTAAATAGATTCTTCTTCATAAGATGATTCATTTTTTGATTGAGAAGCAGAAGAAGATAGAGGATCGTTATTTTTTATCTCTTCCTGGAATGCAAAGGTTTTCTTTTCTGTTCCTGGATCATCATCTTCCTCGTCAACTTTCTGAATAAGTACTTGATCTCTCTGATCGTTATTGAACCAATAATCAATAACCCTGTTGTAAGATCCGATAAATGCGCCGAGCATTAGAAGGAGAATTTCTTTCCACTCCTGATTGACCTCTGTACCTGAAGCAATAGACACTAAAATACCACCAGCAATAATCACAAAGGTGAAAAGTGTTAATGCTGTGATGTACCATCTCGTGGCCATCATTCTCTGTAGAATTGCGTTGAAACGGTTCTGCTTGTCTGGAACCTGCGTTTGTGAGGTTGGGTTAAAAATCTTTTCTAGAAATCCCATGGTCTTTGGTTTTATTCTAGAAAAAACCCTCGAATCTGTAATTCGCTTACGGAGAATGCGCCCCGAAGGTCGTGTGGCTTCGGAGATCTCTCTCAAAAAGTATACGTGGAAAGTCGTGTATTCTTTCGCACGGAATGAGGATTTTTTCTGATTTATATATCCTCAATCGTGCTAGAAATCTAATGCAGCTAAATATTTTTTATAGTGAAATCTGAAAACGATCTTTCATGATTTGAATTTTATCGTCTGGAACTCCATGAGCATTTTTTCCACCGTGACGATTTTCTACTATAATTGAAAAAACTTGATATCCATATTTTTTTGCAGCTTCGAAATATGAATTCATCTCCCATTCTTGGGTAAAAGTATTAGATACCGCGATTCTTGGTTCAGATTTTTGCATCATAGATTCAACCTGAGCAAGACACCATGCATGTGCATCCCTTAATTTAGAAGGATCAAATTTGTAAGATCCTTCTTGCATAAAAAATTGATCGGCTTCGAAATAAACATCGCTAAGTGTAGAGGCAAAAGTTGATTTACCAGAACCCGGTAGTCCTCTAACTATAAACAATATTTTTTCCATATATTTTAATTATCTTCCTTGACCCCTATAGTTTCTTTCTTTGCGATCACTTTTGTTAAAAGATTTTTGAGCCTTACCGCCCTTTCTCTTTCCGAACGTTACTTTGTTTCTTTTTTCAGAAGAACCTTTACCCTTTGCCATATATGAGTTTTTCTTTTATATATTCAGAAAATCTCACATTTTTGATGGTTCTAAATCCTCCAGAAATAAATTAAATCCTGGTATCCGAGATAAACAAAAGCATTATATCCTGCTTGATTAAACCTATTCATAAAGGCATCTCTGAATTTCTCGTTTGCATTTTCCGTTATTCCATCGATTTTATGCCATTCGACAAAAATCCGATCTATCTTTCTTAATTCTTCATCAGTTACTCTATTGAACATGGATCTTTCGCATCCCTCAACATCAACCTTAAGAAAATCAATCTTCTCCAATCCACATATCGAAAAAACATCTTTTAGACTAACTGATTCAACTTCCACAAATTCTTTTATTTCTGGCCATAAACCTATTTCGAATTTTCCCCTAATCTCTGAAATTGCTTTGTTGTAGATTTTCCAATTATCACCTTTATTTTTTTCAAGACATCCGAAAACTCTCGGATCGGGTTCGAAACAATGGATTTCTTTGGCTCCGATTCTTTCCGCATACCTAGATGACATTCCTATGTTGGCACCAAGATCTACAAATACATCCCCAGCTTTCACAGAGCAATCTGGATGTAATGAAAGTTCTTCGTTCTTAAAAGCACACCAGTACATACATGCTTCCCAACCATATTTATATTCAACATCTGATTGGGTCTGGTCAAAATCTACATTTTCAAAAGACATTAGATTGCCTCCCAGCGTATAAAATTTTTCTTGTAGCATTTTATTTTTTATATTCATTAAAATTGTTTACAAAATCATCGGAGTACTTTTTGATCTCCTTTGTGTCAAATGTTTTATAAAGACCAGTTGAAAGAAATGCTTGTATTTCATCATCCAGTATTTTTTTATCATTTGCATATCCCAATTTGATTAGATTTTTGCAAAGAAAAGTATAGTCCTTGGATTTTATAGTTGATATTAGTTCTTTGACTGATTTCTTATATGATTTATTTGTATAATACATCCCATGAGCAATCTCGTGATCCATGGTTTGGGATTTGTAACTATCTGCACCTAACAAGTACCACTTGGATCTAGGATTTCCGGATTTTAGGGGATGATTTTCACATTGGAAATAGATGTCTTTCATGATTGTATCGTAGGGGGAGGGAGTGTTTCTGTAGTAAAAAACATCCAAAGCTTTTTCCACGATTCCTGACGGAATGTTGTATCCTGACCAATCCCTAGGATATGTAAACAGTTCACTTTTTCTCTGCTTTGTGTAAACCCACATATAATACTCTAGAGAGAAATGCTTTCCCCGTATTTCTTTGAAGGGAGATTCATAAAACTCCTGGTATCTGCAAAATAACATGGCACGATCATAGTCATTTTTAATAGAAACCGCAAATATTTTGGGATAAACCTCGATAAGATTCCCCTTTATTAATTTATAATCTAGCTTCATTTGAGACTATTTGGTTCTTTTATTTTAGTCTAAAAACTTAAAAGTACCCAAAAAAAGCAGGGAATTTCTGATATATAAAGGAAATAATTAAAAAACATGAAATTATTATTATTACTTGCTGCTGTAGCTGTCGGAGTTTACTTTTTAGTAAAGCAATTTAAAAAGGTAAAAGCCGATTCACTAAAGCTTCCTGCAGAAAAAGCTCCAGAACTTCCTGTCGTAGAAGAAGTAAAGGTAGAAATTACACAAGATGCTGTAGCCCAGGAGATTCTAAAATCCGATGTTATAGTTGAAGTTGTAGCTGCTAAGAAAGCTTCCAGAAGCACAAAAAAGGAAGTTGCAAAGAAGCCCGCTGCTAAAAAGGCTAAGGCAGAAGTACCTCCTACAAAAGCAAAGAAGGCTAAGAAATAATTTCCGGACACTTCTTTACAAGAAAGACTAAAACGATTAGAAACACTAATCGTTTTTTTATGGCCTTTGTTCAATTAATGCAAACCGACCTGACTTATAATGTAGAGATGGATGATGGAAAGTGCTACACAGCACTGGTGATAGAGGATTTTTATAGCGGATATTTCTCTATAGATGTTTATGACGATAATGAGGAAATTGTAGAAAACGAGGAATTGATTCTAAAAATAAGCTCTATGATTGAGGAAAGAAGGTCTTAAATTACTGACCAGAACCTGCTGCCATCCCCATTCTTAATGTAGATATAACTGAAATCCGCTCCCTGGATGTCAAATCTAATGGTATAGACGGGATTGATAATATAACCATCCATAATGAATTGTCCTTGCTTGCCCATTCCGAGGTACTCCAAGCTTCTTGGAAAAATTTCCCCTATCTCCTCTTCTGATGCATCGGTTTTAAGAATATTTCTTTTGTCTAAATCAAATACAAATCCCTTTTCTTCGAATGCATTTTTTATTTGATTGATAAAAAAATCGTCACCAAAAACCTCAACCTGTGAAAAATCTACGTCTTCATCGTAGTGATCATCAATAACTGCTTGATCAGACCCCCAGAAAAATCCGTCATCATCCTCTGCAGTAACGGACCAAATTACAACATGATCGTCGGGTTTATCTACTATATCTTCTTTCACCCAATCAAGGGTATCAAAATAAGATCTATCGAGATTTACCAAAAGCGGACCCTGTAATCTGTAATTGTTCCAGATGTCAAAAATGTCCCGGGTCTTCCTAGAGAATCCGGAGCTATCACCCTCAAAAATGGAGAAATTTTTTAAATGCTTCACGAATTATATATCATCAAATAAACCAGAGTCTACTAGGGATGAAATGTTTTCAAGAGATCTTTCAAAAGATCCGTTTTTATTCCCCATTTTAGATATCTCTTTTATAACTTTACTTTTAATGTGCACTGGAAGGTGGTCGTATATTTTAGTTATCCTTGCAGGATCTCCTGAAAAATTTTTAAAAATATATTCAGAAACTTTAATATGATCCAGATAAAGACTTAAATGCTCCTGGTCCCTATAATCTATCGATTCCCAAAAAAGAGCAAGAGAAACATGGAAAGGGATTCCAGAACAAACCTCTTTTAATAATGAATTAAGGGTTCTTTCCGAAACAACATTTCCAGAACACACAACCATTTCAGAATTCATTTTAGGAACACCGTACAAGGAGTTTACAAGGTTATTTGAAAAATTAAATCCGGAACCTAATATCTCAGGTGATCCGTCAAGGTCAACCAAGAAATTATTGCTACATATAAAATCACCTATGATTTTTCTAGGGGAACCGGAGAGAGAAACAAGTTTGTTATTTGAGCAAATAAATTTTCCATTGATTTCATCAGGAGATCCCGAGAGATCTTTTAAATTATTTCCTGAACAATCATAAATTTTTCCAACTGTTTGTGGCCCACACTCTAGAGTGTCGAGATTGTTTCCGTCACAATAAAAAGATCCCTTTATTTCCTGTGGACATCCTTCAAGAGATTCTATTAAATTATTGGAAACTCTAAAATCCCCATCGACCAAAAGTGGAGACCCTGATAAATCCCTAAGAAGATTAAAATCACACGAAAAGTTACCATAGATTATTTCAGTGCAACCTTGTAGGGAATCTATCTGATTTCTAGTACAATCAAAATTTAATCCCACTTTTTTTGGGGAATGCTTTAGGTTTTTTATCTTATTAGAATAACACCTAAAAGATCCCCCAATCTCTTGAGGACAATTTTCTAAGGACTCCAGACTATTATTAGAGCAGTTAAAATCTCCGCTCACTCTCCTGATCTTTATTTTAGGCAGTTTTAATTGATCCTCAGTTAATCCGCTGGAACAATCGAAATCCCCTTCTATATCCACAGTTCCTGATTCATTTATAAACCAGTGTCCGCGGACAAATTTACTTAAGAATCCAGAATTTTGTTTAGACAAATTTTTATCTACCATCGATCTATTTATCGGATGGATATTTTTTCCCATTTGGGATCTTTAGGCATAGGTACTCCCTTTGCCTCATAAAAAACCCTTCTTATCTTACTTCCAAGCTCCATATCATTTGGAGTATCCATTATTGTTCTTTCGTCAACTGATATGGAGTTCCTAGATGATCCTGTATAACAGCTGAAACAAAGCTGTCCCATCCCTTCCACATAGCCATGTCTCAGGTCTATATGCGTTGTAATGTCATAGTCGGTTAATTTGGAGCACATTACACATCTTTCCTTGGTAGAGGCGCTGCTCATTTTTCAATTTTTAGTGGTCAAAAAAATTATTTATCGAAAGAGTTCATCTTGCTTTCCTTATAAATAGCATCAAGAACTTCTTTTCTCCTAACCACGGAAGGCTTTGTATAAGTTTGTCTGTCCCTCAGTTGCTTAACAAGATTTGTTTTAGACACCTTGTTTTTCAGCACTTTTAAAGCCTGATCTATCGAATTATATTTGCTACAATCTATAATTAACATAATCTGTATATATTATTTAGTATATTTTTAAAAAATTGTTTCTATTTTTTAGATATCAAAAAATTATCTATAACCAGATGATCCATATCAGAATCCAGGAATCTTATCACGGCATCCTCTGGGCTTAGAGTTATCGTTTGATCTTTAAAATTAAAGGAGGTGTTAAGTAAAATTGGTACTCCAGAAAGGTCCCCAAATCTCTTTAGAAGTCTATAAAATCTAGGATTATCAAATTGAACAACTGTCTGTACCCTTGCCGTTCCATCAACGTGGGTTATTGCAGGAAGCGTGTGTCCTGGTTTAACTTTTACTACCATATTCATATATGGTATTGGGTCCTCAATTTCAAAATATTTATTAGACTCTTCCAATATTACGGAAGGAGCAAAAGGTCTAAACATTTCCCTCTTCTTGATCACCGAATTAATTCTATTTTGCATATCTGGGACAAGTGGAGAAGCTAGGATGGATCTATTTCCTAAAGCCCTTGATCCAAATTCCATTCTTCCCTGAAACCATCCAATAACTTTACCATGATTCAGAAGCTTTGCTGCGGATTCTATTATTTGAGGGGTTTCTAAGTGCTCAAAAGAAATTAGAATTTTATATTTTTCTAAAACTTTAATTGTGTCAGTTCCCTTAAACGAAGGACCCTGATACGGATCTATTGGTCCTTTCCTTTTTTGTCCCTTCACCACGTTAATGTAATGGAGACACGCTCCGATAGAAGATCCCCCGTCGGAGGGAGAAAGTGGAATCCACACCTTCTTATAAGGAGTGTGTTTAGAAATTTTGGCGTTTGCCAAACCGTTATAGGCGCAACCCCCGCCTAGACATAAATTATTGCTCATATTAAGCTCGTAGCTGTGATTTATGATCTCAAATAATGTTTGTTCATAAACATCCTGAACTGCAGCAGCTATGTGCTTATATTGAGGTGATATGGATTTATCATCAGGGTTTCTTGGATCTATTCCCAAGGATTCGATTAACTTCCAGCTAAACATTGTTTTGTCCGAATAATCCCAGGAAAAAAGATCCATATCAACTTCAAGTTGACCCCCATTAAAAGAGATCATGTTCTTTATTATATCATAATAAAACGCGGGGTCTCCGTAAGCAGCAAGTCCCATAACCTTATATTCTCCTTCATTTGGCTTGAATCCAAGAAATGCTGTGAATGCTGAATAAAACAATCCTAGGGAATGTGGATATTCAATAGATTTAAGTTTCTTTATGACATTATGAAAAGCTTTAGAAATCGTAAGGGTTTCTTTCTCTCCTACACCATCCACTGTTACCACTGTACATTCATCAAAAGGTGAGGTAAAATATGCCAAGCAAGCGTGAGAAAGATGGTGATTCACCACATGGATTCTTTTTTTAAATCCTATTTCTCTTCTTAAAATTTTCTCTATGTTCCAGTTCTGATCGTTAAGAATGTAATTGAAAATTCTTTTCGCGTTCTTAAGTGGTTTACGTTTAAATGTTTCTAGAACCCTTTTTCTTTTTAAATCTGGATTCTCGTACCAACAAACAACTGCTATGTCAGAGATTTTTAGGCCATTAGATTTAAGAAGCCATTCTATTGTTCTCGCAGGAAACGAACTGTCGCCTTTAATTCCTGTGAATCTTTCCTCCTCAGCAGCTCCCAATAAGGTAGAGTTCTTGTATAGACAAGCTGCAGAATCGTGATAAAAAGCAGATATCCCTAGAATATACATAAACTTGTTTTTTAGGATTCAAGATGTTTCCATCTGTCTTTATTGATAATTGCTGAAATGCTCCTTCGGGAAACACCGAATTTTTCAGCTAATTGAATCATAGTGATTGATCCAGATTTGTAAATCTTTCTAATTTCCTGGACCTCTGCTTCCGTTAATTTTGAATTTGGATTTTTTTCCCCACTTAAAAAGGGATTGATAAACTTTTCGTCTTTCATATCCCTTATATATCGAGCTTCGCGAATACGCGCTATTCCTCTTCCTCTTCGATGGATCCTTGGATTTCTTCCTCTAATTTTTTAGCTTCCTGAATTTTTTTTAGATAAGAAATTTGATCACTTGTTGTTTTTGCAACTGCTCTTCTCATTTCTTTTCTCTCCTCAGGAGATAGGTTTTTAAGATCCCTCCATTTCATATAGAAAATTTTATATGGTCTATATATTTATTAATTTCCCTTCGATGGGAATCTGGTCCACCCGTTGCTCCACACGGGTTTGGAAAGTGCTTCCAATTCCGCTTTTGTGTAATTTTTTTCAACATTACCTTCACCTAATGCTTTTTCTTTCATTTGGACTGCGGTAAATACTGTCGAGGTTGACCTAAAGTTTTGAAGTGGATCAAAAGACTGAATTTCATTGTTTTGGAATTTAGAAACCCCGTCTTTGTATGCTTGTGCAGTTTCGTTGCTTTCAATGGAGAATCCTCCTTTTTGATAGCCCAATACTTTAGAGTTTGTCATTGTAAATTGTGTTGCTCTTCTCCACCTTAAACCCAGATTATGATTTGCTAATGAAGTTGCATCGAACGGTCCGATTAATATCATACCATTTAATTTAGGGTGTGTGAAGGGCTGAGCAGGAGAACCCGTGCCATCATTATCACATTCAACACCGTTCCCAGCATCGCCATTGTCCACAAATTGTGGGTCTCTTTTTGAAACACCGTTTGTTACTGTACCTGTGTATCCAAAATCAAAATCATAATCATCATCCGCAGTTGCAAATGCATATAGGTTTTTAGGTGAAACAGTTCCACCGAAGAATTCAAAAGCATCATCATTGGCGTAAATGGTTTGAACATTTTCAATGATTGTTCCGCTGCCAACACCGCCTAATGTTAATGCATTAATTTCAGAATTTGGCATTGCTGCAATACCTGCGTATTCAATTCTTACATAACGAAGAATCCCACTATTATCATTATCTAAAGTTCCTCCATAAGCTCTTCCGATACCTCCTTCTATAGTTGGTTCAGATGAACGATTTGTTCTTGCCATACCTAGTATAACAATTCCTCCCCAGTCACCAGGTGCTCTTTGCCCCTCCGGTTTACCTGATGTAAATACAATTGGTTTTGATGGAGTTCCGTCCGCAATTATTTGTGCACCCCTTTCTATACAAAGTGCTCCTTTTTCTGCAACATCTGAGATGATCGTTGTTCCTGGTTGAATTACTAACCTAGATCCGTTTGTGATGTAAACATAACCTTTTAGAGTCCACACCTTATCGGATGTTAAGGTTATCGTTTCATTGTACGTTCCGCTCAAAGTAGTTGTAAGAGGAACATTGATAGGGTCGTCTATTCCACCCAAATCTTTTGAGCATCCAAACGATAGAAAAGCTAAAAATAGCAACAGTAAATTTTTCATTTTTATAGATTTATATTCATTGATATCGAAACTATACTTTCATTATTTGTTTTTATAAGATTTCTGTTTGAAATCTTTTGATAGTATACAGAGGGTTGGGAGAACACATCACTAACTGATATTTTGATCTCTCCAGATTTTATTTTATGTAGAAATGTAACATCTAGAACATCTCTGCTGTTTTCAAAGATATCTGGATATCCTTGAAATCCAACAGCGGAAATTCTGTCTCCTACTCTATTGTAAGTTAAATTTAGTGTGTTATTTTTTCTGTTCAAATTTATTCCTCCGTTTAAAACATAATTAGATTGTCCCTGCAATTGTCTCTTTCTGCCATTTATTTCTACCTCGGAATTCATAATTGAAGCATTTGTGTAAAAATCAAACCATTCGTTTATTTTTTTTCTAAACTCTAGCTCCATTCCATAGAGTATAGCATTCTCTGGATTTGTATAAGTAAGTAATAGATTAGAAGGTACTGATCCATCAGCTACTATCTGTTCTATTGGTCTTATAAAATTTTTTCCGAAAAATGATACAAAAAAGTTTTCTCCAGTTTTTGGATAGAATTCATATTTAATATCCAAATTATAAATGTCAGATTTTTCTAATTTGGGATTTCCCAAAAGTTGGGCATTTCTGATAAAATCATAATAAGCAAAATTAGCAACCTCTCTAAACTCCGGTCTAGAAAGGGTTTTACTTAACGAGAATCTATATTTTGTTTTTTCAAGATTATAAGAAAGATTTAGAGAGGGCAAAATATCCAAATACTCTCTATTTACATTTACCTTTTGTCCACTAAAATCTGCAGTTAATACATCAAAAGTGTTATACTCCCCTCTTAATCCAGTGTTTAATTTCCATTTACCAAAATCATTCTCATACATGCTATATAAACTACCAAGATCAAATTCTGCATTATATCTGTCAGTATTATTTGTGATCTCGTCTAGCATATCAGTGGAAAGATACCTAAAAACCCTTGCATTGAATCCTCTTATTTTTTTGAGATACCCTCCGCCAACCCTGATTTTTCCAAAGTCCTTATTTAAATTTCCATTGAAAGAATTCTCATCCATAACACTCCAAAATCTGTAAGTGTCTCTCCAAGCAGTTGCATATGGTTCATTTATACCTAGAGATTTTGTAATCGGGTTTACCCTGTAATCTGGCTGTTCTCTGAAGATAAAATTATACCCAAGATTAAAATCTATGGTTTTTATTTTTCCGTCAAATTGAGAATTGACTACAATGTTATTAATATGATTGGATGAATTGCTTCTAACATCCTGAACATTATCAAGGTTTTGACCAATTCTTGAAAGATAACTATCATCGCTTTGATAATTAAATAGGGTTTTCCAGCTGTATCTGTTTTTCCCCAAATAGGTAAGATTCAAGAGACCATTTGCAGAAAATCTTTTAGAGTACATAGTGTCCCTGTAATCGTAAGCTAATTCAGTTGAAGATTGGTAGTCTGTCCTTTCTATATAATTAAGAGAATATGTGTTACGAACTGTAGAACTTAGAAGAACATTAATTTTATCCAATTTAAATCCAGCACTCATCCCTCCATTTAAATTGGGGATTGAAGTAAATGATTCCATTAATGGATTTGATATCAATTTCGTGAATGCTCTTTTATCACCATTTCCACTTATTCTGTACCGATATGTTGAAGGAAAAGACGATGGAAAATTGACAGGATCAACGGCATTAAAATTTTTAAACGAGGACACTAATCCTGCACTTCCACCAAATGAGATGTTGAGAAAGTTATCAGAGATCTCTTTAGTTGTGATTTGTACTAGTCCACCAGACCAATCTCCGGGAAGATTCGCTGCTGCAGATTTGGAAACAATAATATTATCGATAAGAGATGTAGGAATAATATCAAAAGAAAATGCTCTCCTATCAGGTTCGGTTGATGGTAAAGGAGTTTTATTTAATAAAGCTGAATTGTATCTGTCTGCCAACCCCCTAACCAAAACAAATCTATCATTTTGTATTGTTACCCCGCTTACTCTTTTGAGTGCATCTCCAACATTTCTGTCTGGGGTTTTTTTAATAAAATCTATTGCAATTCCATCAGAAACAACGCTACTATTTCTAAGAGTTCTAATAACAGAAATCTCTGTTGTTTTCTGTGGAACCGATCTGACAACAACCTCGCTTAATCCTGTGATGCTTTCTTCCATCACGATATCCATATTAGAATCTGTATTAAGATCTATTTGCTTTTTAAAATCTTTATATCCAACATATGTTGCTGAGATATCATATATTCCTTGAGAGAGCGAGATGTTATAATTCCCATCTTGGTCTGATGTCGTTGAAATCACTTTCTGTGATGCGTCCTTAATTACTATATGAACGAAATATAATTTTTCGGATTTTGAATAGGTCTTTCCTGATAACTTAATTTGAGAAAAAGATAAAAAAGGAAGCAGTATAAAAAATAATATGAGATATTTTTTCATGTGGGTCTTTTGTCGAACTATCTACCCACTTATGGATTAAAAAAACACTAAAAAAGTCCCTTTTGGGACTTATTTCACGGAAAGTTAATAGTAAGTTAATCGGAAGATAACGTGGTGGCTAATCCCATTCCTTAATTCGGATAACAAGGTCGCTTTCCCCCTTAATCACACGGTGCCAAACCTTTTTTGGGATAGTAACTAAATCAATATCTTGCGGGAGCTGATTATCGATCTGAATTTTCCATCCTCTCCCTTCCATAACTTTTATCTCTCGGTTTTTAAGATCCCTATGCCATAATAATTCTGTTGGATCTATATCATGGGAGAATCTTCTGATAATTAAATCCTGTTCTTTTTTTTCTGTGTATGGAGTCATTACCAATATCCTGGATATGTTTTACCTCCCCAAAGATGAGCATATCTGTTTGCTCTACATGCCCAATATCCTGGTTTAGTTCTATCTTTCTTTTTGTGACACTGATGCCTTGCTGCAAAACTTCTTCTGCGTTCAGGATCGCTAACTTTAGCTTTCATCCCAGGAATTCCAAATTCTACTCTTATGACATTACCCTTTTGGTTTTTTACATAAACATAAAACTTCTTGGATCCACCTCTTTTAGGATATCCCAATTTAACATTTCTACCTCTATATTCTGCCTCATCTAAAATCTCTAAAGGCATATCTAGAGGAACCATTACTCCTTCAAATTCTGCGATCATACCTAGATCTGTTGCCTCGAATAGTAGAGCAGTAACTGGATCAACTGTTAAATTACCCGACAGGTATAAATTTCTGGATTCAGAGAGAAGAGAAATGTGGGATTCACTTCCTGGTCTAAAAATAGATTCTGCTATACAGACTCCTTGGTCCAGATGATATTGTAAATGCTCAGAAATGTTTACCATTTTAAACCATATTTTTTTGTAGCATGTCGTCTCTGAAATCTGCAGACTTTGCTAAAGTTTCTTGGAAAATCGGAGAGGATAAATTATTGCCCAATCCTGCATTCACGTGAAATACAGCTTTAAGAGCGGAGTCTTTATCAGGAAAATCATTAGGATCATTTGATCCATACATGGATTTTACCTTTGGATTTTTAAGATTGTCAACAAAATAAAGTACTGCAACTTCCGCTGCAACATCCAAATCATTTAAAGCATCAGGATTCGACACAAAATCAATTGATTTTCCGAGTTTACCGTCCTGGTTATAGAGTTTTTGCATTTTCTCATATCCGGATTTAAATGTGATTCCGTTGAATCCTCTACCTAAATATTTAGCTCCGTCTCCAGGATTGGTGTTACCCATTTTCTGTGAAGCACCTGTTATGTCATCTGGACCATAAACTCTGTCCCAGAATTTATTTGGATCTGCTTTTATCATATTTAATTCAGCATCGCTTAATGAAGCAACTCTTTTTCCAAAGATTTTTCTGATTCTATCATTGGAGGTGTTGGTGTAAGGATGCTCATTTTTAGGTACCCAACCAGATTCTTTACCAATTACTCCTTGTATAGAAGCTCTCATATTTTTATCTGTGATACCATGTCTATCCATAGCTGCATTAACTGCATCAACTCCTTTTTGCACTTCCTCTGCACTTGGAACCTTGTATTCCCCTGTAGCTTGTAGTCTATCACCCCAGGTCATTCCTCCACCTTCTGCGTCAGCGGGTAAAAATCCAGCATCCTTAAAAATCTTAGCAGCATCTTTAAAAATATCGCCCAGTCCTGTTGTATCAATTCCTGAACCAACAGAGGGTGGGGGAGGTGTTGGGTTTTTTTCCTCCTGTTCGTTAATAAATCTTGTAAACTGTTTAAGGTGTTTCATTTTAATTTCTAAATTTATGAGGGAATAACATTCTTAGTTCGTGTCCTTGAGGAATGTCTTTTTTTCTTATGCCATATATTTTTTCCTCCGGGCAGGGATCCTCTCCGTTCCATTTGAATCCATTATTACAAGCCCAGGTTTTCATAGAAGCATTTGCTGTTTGACCTACTGAATAAGGAAATCTAACATCAGAATCGTTGTGAATATCTGTAATCCTTCCACCTCTTGTAGAAAACTTTATTTCTCTTCCCTGTCGGGATGTCAGAATAATAGTCCTTTCGTCAGAATAAGATTCGTAGATTTCTAAATGCTTCATGCTTTTTTATATATCTAAATAAGGCTCCCCCGCTGGATTTTTTTTATATATGAGAAAAGTTTTTGAGCATATCTAAGATTTGTTTTGGGTCCAGGATGCAAATTATCTACTGCATAATCCATAAACTGATTTTGATCATTTAAAAATCCACCATCTATCCTATTCGATTCCTGATAGTTTTTTTCAATTAGCAAATCTCCATTCCATATCCAATTGCATCCTTTATTTTCCAGAAAATTTTTAATCAGAAGGTGATTTTTATACCAGTTATATTTATCCTGGTGTTCATTAGATAGATTAATATGGGAATTTAATATGATATCATTTTCTGGATTTTTGAAAGACGACCAAAAGCTATCTTTGCTTTTTCTAACCATCGTTGATGAAATAGAGTTGGTTTCATCAATATATTCTCTTCTTGTCGTGAACGTATAGAAAATTATTACTAAATCAGGTTTAATCAAATCATAATAAGTCAGAAGACATCTGGAAATGTAATCGTTGCTTCTAGACGATAACCCAAAATTCAGATCAACCCCACCCGGGATCATTCTGGACAAATAGTGTGACCATGTTTCATTATCGCTTACTCCATATCCTTCGGTTACTGAACATCCGATAGACATTATTCTAAATCCTTTCTTGTTTATAGAATCACCCCTGAATCCAAGTTCGTTAAAAGTATACGTGCACCTCCCAGAATTTTCACCTGGAATTGTATTAAATGACTTATTCTTTCTCCCAGCTATTAATTTTTCCACACAAGATGGTTCAAAAAAATCTGGATTGAAATGCTTTAATATCTCCAAAAGAATTATTTTTTATAAACTGTTTCCCATTTAGGGAAAGGAAATTTAATATCCGGATATGCCCTTAAAATAGCATCTATGGCATTTAGCCAGGGTCCGTTGATCTCATAATCTCCTTCTAAACTGATGAATTGATTCGGATGGTCAAAAAGATCTTTAGCATGCAGGGTGGTTGCAAAATCCGTTAAATCGCTGTTGTCACCTTGTTGAATTATAAACTCCGATTCGTCAAACCAAATATCTCCACCATTTCTTTCCATCGGATTGGCTGATATTCCGTACATGTCATCCCCGTTGGGATCTAATTGGTCGTCCAGAATCTTAGATATGATTTTTGCTGTTGGCTTATCCAAAAGTCCAACTAAACTTCCCTCAAAATTATGAAGCCAAAATCCCCACAAGGTTTGAGACTGTCTAGATTCAAATATTTTAAAGGTATCGAGATGCTTCATCTTGTATATATTTAAGTGATATATAACAGTGATGAAACATCTTTTTGAATATAGTGTTTTCGAGGAGGAGGGTGGATGCACTGCTCCAGAAAAAGAAGAACTGGAGAAATTACCAGAATTTCAGAGAATAGTTAGCCTGGTGAAGGATTTGCATCGTGCATATCCAGAAGATCGATATTATGATGTCAGCAGACGTTATATAATTGATCCAGGCGCACCAAAAGAATTCAGATGGGAGATCACTAAAAGCTATAAACAGGGAATCAGAGAAGTTTTTTTTCCGATTGGATATTACCATTTTAGAATCAGCCCATGCAGGGGAATTATTTACTATGGTCAGGAACTGGTAAATAAAGGATACCCTCTTAATTTTAATTCACTAGAAGACTGGAATGCAGCTTTCATAGAAATTGGAGCTTATTCAATAGCTAGATCACTAGATGTGAGAAAGAGCGTGGTTGATAAAATGCTTTCTGATACTAAAAAATTACTTAAATTCTTTGACGATCGTAAAAAAATGGCAATTCACAATCCAAAAAATGACGCTAGATTAGATTTGATGAAAAGCTATCTCCTAGAAATTTCACAGGAGAAAGGAAATGATGTTTTCTCGGCATTGGCAAACATGGTGAAAAAAGATGTTTCGATCATAAATGGAATTCCAAAAGGATTTGACAAAGAAGAAATTTTGATAGCAGCAGGATACGATCCTTCTACTGCTAAGGCAGTGATTAAATTTAATGATACCTTTGGATTCTGATGAAATACCCGTTACATAAGATTGTTTTATTTTTGATAGTTCTTTTTATCGTTCTGATGATCTATAAATTGAATGACGATAAGAACTCAGCATACAACGAGATGGAAAAGGAAATTGCATATAGAGACTCCATAATTAAAACTCAAAGAGAAAAAATACAAGAGCTGGAGGAAACACAAGAAGCTGTTTTATCCACATTGCAATTAAGAGAGGAGGAGATAGAATTCTGGATAAACATCTCAGATCTGTATAGACAGAACAGAAGGAAGGAAGCACAAAAACTCGTGGGTACATCCTGGGATTACTAAATAGATCACACCACAGCAAAATCTTATCGGGGATATTTCCTATATTTGTCCTACTAATTCAAAAAGTATGGAGGATTTTTTAGTAGACCCTGAATACAAAAAATTAATTTCTGAGTACGGATGGCCTTCAGGGGAGTCCTGGGCCAAAAGGGATCATTTCAGACATGGGATTTCTTGGCACATACCCACACAAAGTTTAATAGATCTATTAATTAGTCTATCACCCCTGGTAAGCGTGGGATCGGGTTTTGGTTACACTGAATCCCTGGTAAAAGAGCAAGGTGGAGACATCATAGCAACTGATCTCAATCCAAACATCTCTAATAAATGGTGTAGGGAAGGCGAATACCGTTTAAAAGTCGAACAGCTAGAAGCAGCGGAAGCAGTATCTAAATATAGGGATCGAAACGTTTTTATGGCATGGCCTCCCTATGATGATCCAATGGCTTTTAATGTCGCTCAAAGAATGAGTGGAGGAAAATTATTAGTATTTGTAGGGGAGGATTATGGCGGGTGCACAGGAAATGATGATTTTTTCAAATACCTAGAAAAACAATTTGAACATTTAAAAACTGGTGCTTCCATTCCCAGTTGGCACGGAATCCACGATCATGTTTACGTTTACAAGAAAAAATAAACGAAAAGCGAGCCCCATCGTGGCATCGTTTTTAAATAATCATTTAAATAATATGAAAAAGATTGCAACCATACCCTATGAAGAAGTAGATTTTGTCTGGATCTCAAATCACTTTGACGTTCATATTTCCGGTTTATGTCGCATGGGCAATACTCTGTTTGCCTTCCAGACACTTAATCCTTGGGAGGATGATCTGGAGTGTGAGATCTATATGTTGAATCCGTGGGATGAATTCAAATGGAGAGCACGGAAATTTTTCTTCGAACAAATGATAGGATATCATTGGACATATCCACACCGAAAACGGGGAGATGCGTTTTATTATCGCAATCCCCAATGGCTCTATAAGATACTCTTTAAATTATATTACGAACTTAAAAAATTCTAATGCAGGAAGATCAAATCAAACTTTATCGGGAAATCGAAAATGCTATTATTAAATGGAATAATGACGGCACCAAAACTGCGGGGACTCTTACTAGAGAAATCATGCAGATTCTAAATAAAGAAACCTGGGAGGAAATAGAGGAAGAATATCTAAAAGATGAATATCCAGTTTTCGGAGGTCCCTTCACAGATGCTCTCGGACACTTTGATTGGTTGAAGATTTATTATTTACCTCCGACAAGAAAAAAATAAGATCCATGAGTAGAGAATTTAACAATACCAAACTTAATGCAATTGCAAATTCCCTTAAAGATGCTGTGAATAGAATAAACTACACTGGTGATATTTCAGATCTTGGTAATGAAATAGGATTAGCAGTTGGATCAACCTTTAATAACATGACAGAGGAGGAAATCCGAGATTTTATTAGCGGATTTAGGCACGGGATGAGTCTAGCTAACGGCACACACTAAATCTAAAATAAATTAAAATGGCAGAACAAACATCAGTATGCACACATGAAGTTAGACTGAGAGAATATTATCGGGATGGCTTATATAGATGCTGGGGATGTGAAACCATCATTGAGGAAGCTCCAAAAAAGATAATAAACATGACACCAGTAGAAAGATTAGCTCAGTACGTAAAAGACAGATACGAAACCAACGAATCGTTTGAAATCCTAGTGCAAAACCTCAAGGATCAGGAAAAGAATAACATCAAAAAAGCAGTACTTTATGCACTAGACGAGGATGGGCATACTGGAGATTGGAAACTGGCATTTGCCGAAAAATATTTTTTGGACAATTTTGTTCTGGACACAAACAAAAATCCCAGCAAATAGATGCTGGGATCGATATTTTTAATTAGGATTCTGCGCTTGCTTTTTCTCTCACTGCGTCTCTTAATTGTTCGTCGGTGAGTTCTAAACTTCCTTGGGTTTCTTCCAATTCGAGATAATCTAGCAGCTCCTGACGGGTCATAGCATCTATCGGAGGATCCCCGGCATCAGCAGGCATTTGATCCATTTCATCAGAATAGGATTCTTCCGACTCCATATCCTGCCAGTTTTCAAAAAGTTTAATGTGTTTCATATTATTCGAGTTAATCTTTATTTATATATCAAGATTTCAAGAATGATTCACTGCCACCGCTCTCAGCATTTTTTTGTGGCCGCTTTTATACTTATATTTGAGGCAAATATTAACAATAACTTCCCTGAATTATGAAATTCCTGATTGTTTCTTCTCTTCTTGTGTTATTATCAGTCAGCTCATATGCTCAGTCTGCAACTCCATTAAGTGTCACGGAAGATAAACAACTATCTAAATATGTGTTCGATCATATTAATAGCTATCGGGCAACCTTGCCTCAAAAGCCTTTCATCTGGACAGAGTTTTGGTATAATTCTGCCAAAAAATGGAACAACCGGGTTTCAACCACAGAATCTTGGGGACACAATCGAGGAAAG